TGGCATTATCTTCCTAAATTAGTTAATTGAGTTACTGCACCTGATCTATTTAGGTTATACAAAGCATCCTGGATTACAGATTGCAATTGGCCTTCTGATATAACTGATCCGGCTACATTTACATTAACAGTAGTACCCATGCTACCCATTTTATCTAATGGTATAACCGCTTCTGATCCGGCTTCACCAATCATTGCAAGTGTGGGTCTAGTTACAATTCCGCCTTCTGCCATTAACGGTATGCCACGCCTTGCCGCACCACTTTCCTTATATCTTTCTGCCGTAATTTCTGCGGCTGACATTCCGCTATAACCAATTGTGCCAACTAATTTAGTTCCCAATTCTGTAAAGTAACCAGGATCGGTCATTGTTTTAGCAGTAGGTGTTGTTTTCTTTTTGTTTATTTCATCTAACAATGCCAACATTTTGCGTAGTTCATCATTAGCCTTAAATAAAACTCCTAAATAAAGTAAAACTTCTGCCGTAGTAATGCCCCACTTCTTAGCCAATGATTCAACTTCGGCAGTGGTAATTTGCCCATCCTCAATAACCTTTAATACATCTGCGTATCTTGCGGCTTCATCAACTGCGGCTTTTGTACCATCAGATAATTTTTGTAATAGTTTTACACGCAACTCATCTTCACCGGATAACTTACGACTAAGCGCAACTTGTAAATTGATCTTGTCAATATCAAACATAGCGGCTAATTCATTTTTCTTTTTGTCTAATGCTTGTTGTGCTGTTTTTTCAGCCGTTATTTTTTTGTCCCTAGCCAAAATATCAGCCTGAATTTTCTTTAACATTTCAGCATAGGTTAATTGCTTCTTTGATGATTTTCCTTGTTTTTGAAGTTCACTAAGAACTGTACCGGATACGCCATATAAACCTTGTTCTTTTAATATGCGTTCTTGCCTTAACTTAATACCATCTTTTTCTAATTGTTGTAATTTACTTGATTCACCAACTAGTCCTTCTAGTAAAACAATGGCAACATCTAAATATCCACCTAATCCTTTATCACCAAAAGATTTAGATGTACCAACCATAATATCACTAAATTGAGTTGCAACATTTTCTAATTTGTAACCAAATACATCTAATTGATCTGATCCAGTTGCTATTAAAGATGCGGCTGTAATAAATCCTTGACCCAATGTTTCGGTTGCTTCGCCTGCACTAACTTGAAATGATTTTAATTGCCCTGCAAATGTTTTAGTTTGTGCTTCGGCTGATCCGGCGTACTTATCTAAATTCTGCATTAACTCAACAAAGCCCATTGATTTGGCTTCTGCGGCTGTAAATCCAACACCTAAAGCGGCTATTGATTTGTAATTACCCACTGCCGCTTTATTTACGGCATCAAGAACAGTACCTAAATCAGCCCCAGTGCCGGCTGAAATATCTAATGCTTTACTTAATAATGTTTGTGATATTTGTAAATCACCGGTTTGAGATATTAGTTGGCGCAAGGCAGGAACTAATTGATCCTCTGTAATATTGGTAGCGCGTTGTAAATCGGCTATAAATGTTTTTACACCTGGCAATTCAAACTCTTGCCCAATGCTTCTTAAACTCAGTTGTAGTTGTTTATCTAATCTTTCTTGGGCTAAAGCGGCTTGAATAGAATTTTTTGTAAATATGGCTAAACCTGCGGCGGCGGCTATTCCGCCGGCTTTAGCAAAAGTCTTTAATCTAAATGCGCCAGTTGCAACTACCTTGTCAAAACCCTTTAATTCTTTTGTTGCACGCTCTAGGCCTTTTTTATCAAACTTAGTAAGGAAGTTAATTGCAACATATTGACTTAATGCCATGTTTAACCCCTAAATTTTTCGCCTAGATATTTTTTAAGCACACCGTATAGATTATCATTTACTTGCCCACCTAATTGTTGTGATGCCCTGTAAATCAATCTTTTTTCTTTATACGCACCTGAATTAGCAGTACCTTGCAATTTGCCAATAAAAGATTCACTAGCATTTGGGTTACGACTAATACGCCTAGTTTTACTTCTTGATTTTGATGTACCAAATCCTGCTAACTCATAAATTATACCTGGTACAGATTTGTTAATTACGGCTAATGCAGTTACAGAAAATGTAGTGCCTTTAACTCTTTGAACTTTAGTTTTAGCCGCGCTAACTCTTATGCCGCGTATAACTTCTGTTTGTGACCATTTCCAACGGCTTCTTTTACTTTCACCAAAAGTTCTACCCCTATGTACTTGATCATTAGCCCATCCCCATGTAGGTGGATATGATGGTTCAACATCACGCCATCCTGGAAATGGTGAGTACGGTACAAAACTTTGTGCCAATTTTGCCACAGGCTTTACAGCCTTAGTTAATTCCCTTCTAAATTCTTTATGTAAATCAGGTTCCATCTTTTTCATAGTCGCCATTAGTTCATCTAAATTTTCAACATAGATAGATGGCACTGCGGCTAATGATCTAGTACGCCCAGGCAATCCTGCATACTTAGGTTGCATTATTTCCGCCTAACTGTTGCCTTCTTGTTGTTGTAATAGCGTTCTTGCAAGATGGCTTTAATTGCTGAATAAATCGCTGGATCAACCTCTAGTAAATCTTTAGGGCTGATTCCGGTACTCACCGCCACAGATGCGACTTCATAAATTGAGCCGTGGCGGTCTATCCATTTTTTGAATCATAAACCAAATCAATATCTGAATATTGATTGATGTAGTCATCACCAAAGACTAGATCGGTTTTACCGGCATCTTTTTCTAAACGCCAAGCAAACCACCACAAATCAGATTCCATTTGTAGTTCACCTAATCTCTTACGCCAACCTGTTTTAAATTCGGCTTCAAAAGCCACCTTTGCAGACGGCGTAAGATCATAGGTTATTTTCTTACCATCCTTTTTAACAATTTCAATCTTGTGCATTGTCCCACCCTTTTCTTATTACGCGCTTGTTGATTTTGTTAGTGCAGTTACCGGAATTGAGATAGACACGCTTGCTACCGCATCAACAGCACCGTTAATAGGTGTCCATGATGAAATTAAGCATGACATTGTGTAACTTGGATTAGTAGCAGATACAGTACCGGATACTGGAATTAACTTAATGTTAAGTTTTGTACCTAGTGCATCTTCAAACAATGAGTTTACTGATGATGAAGCAAAATCATTGTAAAGTTCTAGATTCAGTGTCGGGCGTTCAACCCCACCTATCATGTTTTGTACCTGATCGTTCATCGCGGTGATATCTACTTGATCAATCTCGCGTGCAAGACTTACGGTGCTGACATGATCAGTAATAGTAGTTGTTCCTACAATCACTGAAACTTTATTACCCATAAATATGGCCATAGTTTTCCTCTCTTACTAACCTATCAACTCTACTGAATATTGATAACTTAGGTAATCAATATTAGCGGATGTTATTGTTCCAGGGGATGCAGACACAACCCTTAGCGTTTGTACAGCACCACCTAAAGTTTTATCAACTTCAACGGCGGCTTTAATTGAAGTTGAACCGGATGAAGCAAGTAGCCCATCCAATCTTTCTTGCCCATTTCTTTCACTCATTCTACCCACTACAACAATGATCTGACATGATGCAGAATCAAAACCCCGGTTTAATGTAAAGTCATAATTCATAGATAACTGGCCAACTATTGCAAAAGCATTGTTGGTTGGTATGTTTGTAGAATCAGGCACATAATCAAATACACGCAATCCGGTTATTGCTTCAAGTGCAGTTTTTAAATTATCTCTAACTGTACTTGGGGTCATGCAATCACTTCTTTTTTATACGCTCTGACCATTGCAGTTACATCTCTGCCTAATGGGGACATTCTTACAACGCCTAAATCACCTAATCCTAATATTCCACCTGGGGCATCTTTGCGCTTGTATAGATCGGCAGTAAGAATTAAACAAGCCATATTTATATCATTGGGTACTGCTGGCCATCCCCATTTTGCAGTGACTTGCACACCTGGGCGTAATCCATTTTGTGTTAGCCCTGGAAATATTGGCCAGGTTTCAGTATTAGATACCATTGTTAATTGAGTGTATGGCCGGCTTAAAGATGGGGCGGTTAGTGGGTCTAAAATATAATCTTGATTTAAAGTTAAAGTTTTTGCGTATGAGCCGTTGCCATTTGAATCGGTTTTTACAACTAAATCCGTTGTACTACCAAGATCATCTATATAAACAAAAATATCTGAGTAGGCACGATAAAGCCGTGCTGATGCAGTTGCATCTAAATAAAATCTTCTATTAGCAATCCGATCAATTGATCTTGATGCTGATTCAACCAAATTTTCTAACAAGTCATTATCAGTATTATCTGATATAGACATGTAAGCCTTAATTTCAGTTAGGGTTGCATATCCATTTACTATAGCCATGATCGGTATCCAAATCCTGTATTGCCCTGGGACATTAGACAAACTCCATTCATTAAATACCGATCATAGTTAGAATCCAGGCCACTGGAAGGGTAGCGGCCTGGAAACTTATTGGTTTAGAAACTTGGTGTTGCTAAACCTGTACCGTTAATTTGTGCGATTGCTTTTGGATAACGCTCTGCGGTAAATGCTGACATACCGAATAGAACGATATTGATTGCAACCTTGCCTGATGGCTCTTCAAATGTAACATAGGTAGGTGCGGCTGCTTCTTCCCACAGATGTGCTTCATTCAAATCAACCACAAAGATTGTGTCTTGATTTGTGCTTGTACCTTGCGCTGTTGAGATGTTTGCATCCACAATAATTGGCAATCCTAGAATTGAGTAACCTGAGTTACCGTAAGTAGGTGTGCCATTACCTGTACCCATTGCGTTCATAGGGTTGTATGCCTGTGGCACAATCAACGGCCTATTTGAACTATCAACACCGGCTAATAGGAATCCTAGACGGCGTGGGTGCATGATTACTGCATTTGGATTTACATAGATATTGCTTTGAATCTGTTGAATCGCATCAGCAATCTTTGGATATAGACCTGCAACTGTACCGGTTGTAGCGGTGTAAGTTACTAGAACTCCAGTTGTCATGTTTAGAAGTCCTAATGGTTGGCCGTTTGAGCCTGATCCATTTAGAAGTGAGTTATCCAACTTGGTGTGGTAATCACGGATCAAATCACCTAGAACAATTCCCTCAATGTTGTATCCGCGTAATAATGCTTGCTTAGATACTGATTGTTGGCCTGCAATTGTATTTACATTTACAGTTAGGGTGTTGTCTGCAATATCTTGTGATACTGCGGCTGTGTTTTGTGATGTTTGATACGCTGTTGTCGTGCCAGTATTTATCTTGCTAATGACGACCGACATGCCCTGGGTGGGTAATTGGTGCTTGCGTGCGGCATCTGCAAATGGGCGACCTGCGCGTGCTAATGGTGCATATAGATCAACTAGGTATTGTGGCACTACTAAGCCTGCAAAATTGGATGTACCAACCGCACGCTTCTCAATTGCCATTTCCTGTTGATGGCGTGCAATACGCGCACTGGCATCACCATCAGTTTTAAATTGTGCCTTTAAAGCATCTGTTAAGAAATCATTGTTTGATCTCTCTGAGTAAGTTAGTTGCTCGCTTGTAACTATAAAGCCACCTGCGCGTGCTTCTTTCTTTGGCTCAATATTCGCATCAACTTTAGCGGCTAAATCTGCGGCTTTTTGATTGCGGATTTCAATATCTGACATCTGCTCAATTCGCTCATCCAACTTTTTGATCTCTAGGTTAAGGGCTTCTACATTAGCCAACTCAACTTCGGATAGATCGCGTGCTTCTTCTGCGGCACGATCTAAAGTTGCCTGAATTAGAGATGTCTTTGATTCGCGCTTCTCGCGTAGAGAAGTTAGAAAAGTATTAGACATGTTTCTCCTATTAGTTAGTTGTTTTAGCGAGAAGGTGTAACGCGCCGGTAATCGGGGTTAGGTGTTCTACGACTTAGCAAAATTATATCTCTTTTTTTAAATCTTTTAGTATTTGTAGGGCAGTGTTAAATCTTGTTTTTTCTTCTATCTGCTCTACGGTTTCAGATCGGTTTTCACCATATTCTGAAATGTTAATTGCGGTCATTTGATCTTCAGCCTGGGATTGCGTTTTATGGCAACCCATTAGTTCATTGGTGTCAGTTTTTACAACTGCATACCCTTCACAATCAGGGTGGTTACTTACTACGCTGTATGGCATCTAATATCTTCCTTGCTTCATCTAGTCTAGGTGTCATTTGTGGTTGGCCATCACGCATACCTGTAATGCTGGCTAGTTCGCCATAAGCCCCAAAAGTTACAAGTGATACTTCAGCCAAATGTGCTTTAATTCTTTCCATAACTCCATCAGGCCGTTTTTTATTCTTGATTGGCATAAAACCAACTGATAATTGATCTAATGCACCATCTTTAACTAATTCCAACGCTTCATCACCTTCACGCGTTTTTGATATTTTAAATTCTGCATACAAGCCTTCTTCGGTTTCCCTTAATAGAGTGGCACGGCCTAACACATTGTTTTCGCCATGACCCCTAAGAAGTTTAACCCGGTGTGGTGCTTTGATAACTTCTGCAAATACACCTTTTCTAAATACTTCAATCATTGTGCTGGTAATGCGTTGTTCTTTGTTGTAAGGCACGGCGATACCAAAAATGGTGCGACCATCCCCATTGGCACGCAATTCTAAATTTACTGAGTAATTTCTATTTTCTATTTTTTCATCAGGCATAGTTTTCATCCTCTACTGTATCTACTAGATCACTTTGAAAAGAATCATCCGCACCTTCTACTTCATTGCCTTCTTCATAATCCATAGGATCAAGATTTTCATAACTTCTAACTTCATCAACAGATAAGAAGCCGTTAGATAACGCAGTTGCATAAGCGTTATATCTACTTGCTGTATCGGTCTTTAGTAAGGAATCATATTTAAATCCGGCGGTTTGACCCCGAACAAGTAAATCAGAAAATGCCGCTTCTATTCTTTCTGCAATTGGCTGAATTGACCATTTAATCAATTGTAAGTTTTCTTCTACAACATTGGAATAGGTACGGCTGGAATTAGGTGATCCTAAGAAGTATGGTGGCAATCCTAAAATATTTGCCGCTTCTGTAAGACCTGCTGTTTGTGCTTCTACTAATTGTGATTCTGCCGCATTAGAACTTAACACTTCAAAATCTGTTGATGAGTTCATAACTACCGGTGATCTATTGCGTGATGAGTACATTGCCATCCATGCGCTTTTTAGTGCATCCGCTTCTTCTTGTGATAAATCAGGATTAGCAGATTTAATAACGGCGGTAGGATTCACGCCACCATCAAAGTATCTTGATGCGTATTCATTGATAGCAATTTCTTTACCTAGTGCTTGCTTGGCTACCGCAAGAATACCTTTACCAACTAAATCACCTGGTAAAGTAAAATTCTTAATGTGCATAATCTCTGATTGATCGTAAGTGCGCTCATCAATCTTGTAAATGATTCTGCCTTTGTCAGTAGTTACCTGTACGCGATCCGGTGATACTGGATAAATTGAATCAGGTAATCCATTAGCACCTGGTTCACCTAATACTGCAACATAGTTACCATGAATAATTAAAGCCGCCGCCATTGCGCTAATTGTTTCCATCCTAGTTTCAGTAGGAACTGGGCGCATCAAAATTTGTGGTGTTGGTAATACTTCGCGTTTATTGCGATATGCACAAAGAGGTAGCGCACCAATCGCATCACTAATTAAAGTTATACCGCGATAGATTGCCGGAATACCTAAAGCGGTATTTTGATCTACATAAGCCCCTGCCCAATTACCTTCAAAGAATCTGCCAACCCTACCCAAAGAATCTACATAGCCTGAAGATGTGTAAACCATAGATGATTGAATTTGTCTTTTAAGCAATCGGCCTAACATTATTTACCTCTGTTTTCCAAAGCAATGCCAAATAAAATTAAAAATGCACCCGATAATATTACCGCTATCAGTGGGTTAATTGTTGCGACACCTGCAACTATCAATAAAGAACCTATTATTTGTAAAACTGATGATATGTATTTCATTAGTATATTTTACTCCTTGCAACGGGCTGATCTTCTATTTTTGTTACTACACCATAGCGTGCCAGCGTAACCGCTACAAGTGGCGTGATGTTAGTTGTGCTTTGGCGATTCCATGCCCAAGAATCACCCAGTGGCCTTTTAGTTGAACCCATAATGGCTGTTTTTAAATTAGGGTCATCTAAGTGGCATATTGTTTTGGCTTGTACTGCATCATAAAATGAACCACATGCCATAGCGTAATCACGCAAGTGGATAGACATAACGCCTATGTTTTCCTTTTCTAGTTCGGCTATAAGTGATGCCGCCGGTGATCCAGTATCAATTACTACCTTTGTGTTATATCTTTTACATAACTCAATTAGGCGTGGTAATACCCATGATGTTCCTTCTTTACATTCAATTAACTCAATTGGCGTAAAATTCCTCACTAGGCCTGATGCACCAATAGAAGCCTTATCACGCTCACGCGATATGTCCACACCAAAGACAATCTCATTACCTACTGCAATATCCGTTCTAGCCAAAGAATCCCATAGTTCAGTATTGATCACTTGTACTGCATCCCTAGATGGCCAAACATTTAACCATTCCTTTGTAAATATCTCAGGGCTGTTAGTTGTTGCCGCTTCTTTCACTGCATCTAGCAATACGCCTTTTTCTTCATGCAGTGAAGGTATGGCCTGATACCAAACTTCTTGATCCATATAATCAAAGTCATCTGATAATGGACACCATTCAAACCATGCAAGTTTATTTTGTGGTTCGGCTATTTCGCGGTGGCCTATTTCCCTGTAATGCTCTAATAACTCAGATTCCCCAGGCCTGCCGGCGTTAGACAAAATCCATAATTGACCATTGCGCTTTGTTGCAAGGGTTGGTTGTAAATTAGCAATCAGTGATAACGGATGGGTTAATGCTTCATCAATAACCATTAGGTTTAAACTTAAACCGCGTGCGCCTTTATCATTAGGTGTAACAATTCCATAGGTTGATCCATTACGCATGTATATCTTTTCACTGCCATTAACCCTAGACACCCTAGCAATGCGTTTAGCAAATTTAGGTGATAATTGAAAACTTAATAAATGTTCTTCCCATTTGCTCTTAGCCATATTGCGATCCTGGGCAGTATAGGCAACATGTCTTTTAGGTTGTAATAACTCATAAGCAATGCGTGTTTCAATAAGTTTACTTTTTCCATTTTGCCTACCTACCTGGGCGCATACTGACCTGTACTTGTACAAACCGGTTGCATCTTTTTCTAAACCTACATCTGCCACATAGCGTTGCCAATCAAATAAATCAAAACCTAATAATTTTGCTACCTGGGCTAATTTGTCGCCATCTGTTTCACATGCTTCATCTCTTAGTGATGCCCATCTAGGCGTACATAAGGATTTATTCAAATATGTCATCCTCATCAGGCAATGCACATGAATCCCATATTTCGCGCAACTCTTTAGATATGGATGGGATGGTATGGCCACCTTTACCGGATTCTTCAATACGATCCCAGGCGCGTGCTAGGCCTAATAACATTTCACGCTTAACCGTATCAATATCATTACGGCCTGTAATGGCTTTAATCATTGCAGTAGTGTGTCTGCCTAACTTCTTTTTAGGCTTACCACTTGCGACTATTTTTAATTGCTTTGCGTTTTGCATTTCCATATTTAGCCCCCCTTGAATAGTTACAACTTGCACATGATGGCCGCAATGAACCAACCCAAAGTTCCGGTGACGGAAAGGAATCAATGGGTGGTTCATGGTCTAGCGTGGTTGCGACAGCCTTTTTACAGTAAAAACATTTTGGCTTTTGAGCCAAAACAACTTCTCTTATTTTCTTGTAATTCGCGTTGTATTTCCTGCTATTTAGAGTTTTCATAAAAGTTATTTATTTTTTCCTAAACAGTTTTGGCTCTTGCGGGGAGAGAGATTCCAAGCACGGCGGCGTATTACAGGCACGCTCAAAATAGGAAAAAACGGCCATTTAATTTAATCTACCTTGCTTGCCAGCACATGCAATGTGCCTGATCCACCGGCTGTTACTGCCCATAAATCTTCACCATCAACTAATGACAATCTTAATTCATCCCCATTGTCCATGATGTAACCACTCGTTGATGTAACTCCACTGTTACCAATAAACACTTCATGCTTAGCGTGTAATAACACATCACGCGTTACATTATCCACACCAATGATTGATTGTCTTGTTCCCGTTACTGTTACCTGGCTAGTTATTATCGCCATTGATCTGTTCCTCACTCTGTAATCTTGCACGCCTAAAGCGTTCAAAGTCTTTGTGCTGTTTAGCACCTATCCACATCTTACGCTGATGTTCCATCTGTACACCTGTATGTGCATATAGTTTATACCCAAAACTCTTAGCCCTAATGCACCACAACAAATCTTCACCAACCCATTCTTTATGCAATGGCATGTCCTGATAGAAGCCCCACTTATCACCTTGATGTACCGGGTCGGCTTCTTTAACAAACCTTTCCAATACTGATCTATGTATGATGATTGCACCTGTACCACACGCATCTATCTCAATGATTGAATCTTGCTCATAGTCATGTATTGCATACAACCCATTATCACTACCTAACTTAAATATGCAAGGCACTGGTTCTAAGTACAACTCACCGACTTCCCAGCCACCATGCACAACACCTGACACAATAGGCCGTTCATCTTTATCAGCC